TAACGCGTATCGCTGGCCGTCGTTCTGTACATGGTAATTCGCAAACGAGCATTTACGGTGCAACGGCTGGATGCCAGAGCGATTCAGGATTTTTTCCACCCGCAACTGACGATTCAGGCGGTTGATCTCCTCGCAACGTTTCTGGCCTTCTGCAAGTTGCCACTCGCGCCACTCCGCCACCGTTCTGAATGGGGCGGTTACATGTGGTGGGGTCATTCTGCGGATACGTTCAAGAACGCCGCCTGCCGCAATATTTTTCATGGTTCGTTACCCCCTGAAGCCTGGCGGGATCGCACTGTCCGGCAACGAGACGGTGTTAACCTGCCGAGGCAACGTCTCCGGTCGAACGCCTTTCGGCGCGAACAAGCCCTGGTATTCGTTGGCGATGCTGTGTCGAATCACCTGCTCAGGGGTAAAACCCTGCTGGCGGAATTTTTCCAGTTCCCGTATCGCCCCGTTAGCGCCCTGCTCCGTTCGAATCGGTTTTCGCAATGCCTGCCTGAACCGAACCCACTCATGCCAGAGTGTTTCCGGCAACCAATCGGGCAACTCAATAGCCTCCGGCTCGAATTTTTTAGATGCTCGTTTTTGGCGAGGGGGATTTAGGGGGAGATCAGTATTTATATCTTCCTCTTCCTCTTCCTCTGGTAACGCTTTTTGATCCGTTTGTGTAACGCTAGCAGCGTTACCTTTTCGTTTCAGTTCGCGTATTTTTGTAACTCTCTCGTTTGTAACCGCCCGTTTTTTAGAGCTTTTTCCGTTATGACGTTCAAAGTTAGGTAGAGAAAGCCCACCGTCATTTTCGACCAGCCATCCAACCTGAATTAACGCATCAGCAAAACCAGCCATAAAAGTGATGCGATCTATTGCACTTTTTGTAACGCCACGAGCGTTACAATCTGCGTTACCGTCTATCATTTGTTGATCCGCCCATGCCCAGAAGCGAATAACCTTCCCTAATGCGGCATCTGGATCAATATTCAGAATCTCAGCAAGCCTGAATATTTCCGGCTTATCCGGCGTAATAACCTCGAGCTTTATCCAGTTTGAAGCCATTTGTTTTCACCTTGTAACGCTCGCAGCGTTACATTTAACTGATACCGAACAAAACAGTCCGGCACGATTAATTTCAATCAATGCACTACGACAGAGTCGCCGGGCGACCCACCACCGCTGAAATGTGCTTTCCGGTAAACGGCCTGGACTGCATCATCATGCGCATCAATTGCCGTACTCAACGCTTCCTGCGCCGCCAGTAATGCACGGCGTTCCAGGGTATCGAAGATGCAGAGTCGGTGACGCAGCTCGCGCGGAAGAATTGCCAGAATCGCAGGGAGCAGTTTCTGAATTTTTTCCCTTTGCGCTTTTGTTTCACCTTTCAACCAGCGGTGATAGATGTTCTGCTGATTATTCCAGTCCTTGCCTGGTACCAGGGACAATTCGCCGCCCCCCTGGCGCAGATATTCTTCAGTAATTGCGTTAGCGACCCACGCCTGCCCTTTTTCGGCTGCCAGGGCTAACAGCACTGATTCGATGTGCTCATGCCTGATTTTCATGAATCAACTCCGGTGTATTTTGTGTGTTAGCCTTACATCCAACAGGTAAACCGTCGGTTGGATTCGGGTAGATATCAGGCCGGAGTTCATGAGGTGTAACCTCGAAATTCGTTACTTCAGCAACACGTAATGCTTTTTCAGGGCTGAATCTTTCATAGCCCCCCAGCACTCGACTTACATGCACCTGAGATAAACCCGTTAGCTTCCCAAACTGTAACTGGGTGATATGTTTCTCTTTTAAATAGTCTCTTAAGTTCATAGCCAACCTTCTACGTTATGCCTCGAGCAAAATATTAGCCCCACTAATTTTAAAGATCAACAGCCAGACTATCTTTGATAATATTGGTAAAACAAATAAACTCTATGTATGAAAAAAACACGCGAAGTGATTGCAACTCCAGAAGCGAGCAAGAATTTAAAAGCCGCATGGAATGCAAGAAAAAAAGAGCTGAAGCTGACTCAAGAGCTGGCGGCTGAGTTGTTGGGATTCGAATCTCAAGGCACCGTTAGCCAGTATCTGAACGGCAAGATACCGGTAAATACCGACGCTGCGCTAAAATTTGCGGCTCTGTTAAAGGTAAAACCAGAGGACATTCGAGAAGACCTTAAAGACTTAATGAATTATGTAAGATCATCAGATACTTATGATGATAGTTTTTCAGGCAAAGGATGGAGACTGGTCAATGAAGAACAGGCAGAGTTACTTAACCTCTTCGAGATTCTACCTGCGTCAGAAAAAGCCAAACTCCTTAACCAGCTACGTGGACTAAACAAGCTCTACGAGGAAGCCTTCGAGAACATGCTGGCACTAAAGAAACGTAACCAGTAGCCACCACTCACTACCCCATCCACAACAAAAAAACCGACGTCTTAGTCGGTTTTTTTGTGCCATAACTTCTGCAAATCAGCTGTATAACTAATATTTTTCCATTGAAAAAACATTTACATAGTTACTAAATCAAAAATATCATACGCCATGCTGTTGACTTGAAATATCCGCGTTACTAATATTTCTATCAAGAACAGCACGGCGCTGTAGGTTTTAGTTCCGCCACCCGGCGTTAAAGGGAGAGATAAAATGATGCATTACGAAGTAGTTCAGTATTTGATGGATTGTTACGGTATCACTTATAGCCAGGCTGTACAGGCTCTACGCAGCAACGACTGGGATCTCTGGCAGGCAGAAGCCGCTATACGCAGCAACAAGATGTGAGATTCGCAAAATGCAAAAAATCGACCTCGGCAACAACGAATCCCTGGTGTGCGGCATGTTACCCAACCAGGACGGTACGTTCACCGCGATGACGTATACCAAAAGCAAAACATTTAAAACCGAAACTGGTGCGCGCCGATGGTTGGAGAAGCACACAGTAAGCTAACGATTAAAACGTCTACTCCTGCTGTTCCAGAATAACTTCATAAAATGGGAGTATTTTTCGGTGACGAGATAATAAGAACAGTTTGCGCTATCACTCTGATGTTGAATGATGCCCTTCCGTTCTAATTTTTTCATAACCGGGTTACGGCAAGGAGAAGTGATAATAAGATTTCCTGTTTTAAGGAAATCTTTAAATACAGCGATTTCTTTCTCAGATAAACGAAGCAATACTCGTTGCTCTGGTAGTAATGAATAATGCTTTTGAATATGTGCTCGCAATCTTGAGAAGGAAATGGCGACCCCAAAAGAAAAGGCAAAAACGATAATCTGAAACAGCCAGGGTATTTCAGTATAAGTATTGAATGCGACAACAAACTCTTTCGGCATCAACCAGAGAGTGAGGCCAAAAATAATAATCGTGTACATAAGTCTTTCGATGTGGCTCATTAGCAAAAAGTTTCAACAATGGAGTAAATACATCCAACATATCAATAACTCTCGACTGTAAGGGTATTGAAATGTTAACACAAGCTCTTGCTGTAGGGGTATAGCAGAGACCACCGAAGCCCGGAGGTGGTGAAATAAAACCGGGCACAACACGAAGGCGCATTTCCGGTATCCATAAAGAGTCGGTCTTGTCTGTTAAATTTAAATGGTGGGAGTGCGCCTCCGGTTGTAAATAACGACATTGCTGTGTGTAGTCCTGGCGGCATCAGTTTTTTCTTGAAGTTTGGCTGATGTCCGCCCTTTTTAAAGTGAATTTTGTGATGCGGTGAATGCGGCTAAGCGCACGCGGAACAGTTAAAGCTAAAAACAGTGTTATGGGTGGATTCTCTGTATCCGGCGTTAATTGTTAACTGGTTAACGTCACCTGGAGGCACCAGGCACCGCATCGACAAAATTCATTTGTAAAAATGGAGATAATTATGATTACTCATCACTTCGGAACTGATGAAATACCACGTCAGTGTGTAACTCCTGGCGATTATGTTCTTCATGAAGGCCGGACATATATCGCCTCGGCAAACAATATAAAAAAGCGAAAACTTTATATTCGTAGCCTGACCACAAAAACATGCATTTCTGACTGCATGGTTAAAGTCTTCCTCGGTAGTGATGGTTTACCTGTAAAAGCGGAGTCATGGTGATGGATAAGAAAATAAAATGTGCTTACCACCTTTGCAAAAAAGACGTTGAAGAAAGCAAAACTATTGAAAGAATGCTTCATTTCATGCACGGAACTTTATCAAAAGACGAACCGAGAAAATATTGCAGTGAAACTTGTGCCGAAAAAGACCAGATGGCACACGAACTTTAATTAACTGACTATTCGAAACTGAATTTATGCCAGCAATGGCAGGGATTCGCTCAACCTTAATTAAGGAGAAAAACATGATTACCAATTATGAAGCCACTGTTGTAACTACTGATGACATTGTTCACGAGGTCAATCTGGACGGAAAGCGTATTGGCTACGTGATTAAAACAGAAAATAAAGAAACCCCATTCACTGTGGTTGATATCGACGGTCCATCAGGCAACGTTAAAACACTTCACGAAGGCGTCAAAAAAATGTGCCTGGTGCACATTGGAAATAATCTGCCAGCAGAAAAAAAGCTGAGTTTCTGGCAACTCTGATTGCAATGAAATTAAAAGGTGAAATTTGAAAAAAAAGAAAGCCTGCACAGTGTACAGGCCTGAGTGATAAACCTGGGACATTTATTCATCACTCGCACTAAATTTTAATCTGAGTTGAGGTTAAAAAACAATGAGCACTGACAAACAAAATTTTGCGTTACATTGCGACGCGAAAAATGAGGGCGCAAGAAAACGCCTCGGCATCAAAGGCGGCTTCTTCTGGACAGAGGCAAAAAAACTTTCTGTTGCGGTTTCACGCTGCATTGCTGCAATGGACGATGCAGGCTACGACGAAGATGATTTTAAAAAACCTGTTCGCGTAAATTTGCCCGTTGTTGATGACCTTCCGCCAGAAGGCGTATTTGATACGGAATTCTGCAACCGTTACGAAAAAGGCGGTGAAGATGGCATTACAATGGTATTTATCGCGCCATCACACTCTGTTCAGGACAAACCAGCCAGCACTGACAACACCAACGTCAACGGCGAAGATATGACTGAGATTGAGGAGAATATGCTACTCCCGATTTCAGGTCAGATTCTGCCTGTTCGCTGGCTGGCACAGCACAGCAGCGAAAAACCGGTAACGCACGTTTCACGGGAAGAACTGCGCGCATTACATAACGCACAGGATGAAAAACTTCCCGCAGTTACAGCGCTGGCCATCTCAAATAAAGCAGCGCAACTCGAACCGCTGGAGATTCGCGATCTCCACAAACTGGTTCGTGACACTGACAAAGTTTTCCCTAATCCTGGTAATTCAGATCTGGGACTGATGACTGCTTTTTTCGAAGCATACCTGGGCACCGACTACACCGATCGAGGTCTGCTGACAAAAGAGTGGATGAAAGGGAATCGTGTTTCACGCATCACCCGCACGCCCTCCGGTGCTAATGCTGGCGGCGGGAACAAAACTGATCGCGGTGAAGATTTCGTCCACGATCAGGCTTCGCTGGCACGCGATGTTGCGACTGGCATTCTGGCCCGTTCAATGGATGTTGATATTTATAACCTTCATCCGGCACACGCTAAACGTATTGATGAAATCATCGCAGAGAATAAGCCGCCCTTTTCTGTTTTCCGTGACATATTCACTGCTATGCCTGGGGGATTGGATTATTCCCGCGCCATCGTGGTTGCATCCGTGAAAGAAGCACCTATCGGTATTGAGGTTATTCACGCGCACGTCACTGAATATCTGAACAAGGTGCTGATTGAAACCAATCACGCCAATCCTGATCAGGAAATCGTGGATATTGCTTGCGGCCGTTCCTCAGCCCCAATGCCACAGCGTGATACAGAAGAAGGAAAACAAGGTGAAGAAAAACCACAACCATCTGGCGCAATGGCAAATGAACAGGCAACGCCTGAAACAGTGGAACCGGATACAACTGAACATCATCAGAACACGCAGTCGATGGATGCTCAGCCACAGGTAAATTCTGTTGATGCGAAATATCAGGAACTGAGGGCAGAACTCCATGAAGCCCGGAAAAACATTCCGCCCCAAAATCCTGTCGATGCAGACAAATTACTGGCTGCCTATCGCGGAGAATTTGTTGAAGGGATTAGCGACCCGAATGATCCGAAATGGGTTAAGGGGATCCAGACTCGCGATTCTGTGTACCAGCATCAGCCAGAAACGGAACAAAACGACCAGAAAGCTGAACAGAACAGCCCAAATACGCAACAAAACGAGCCAGAAACGAAACAGTCTGAGCCAGTAGTGCAACAACAGGAAACGGAGAAAGTTTGCACCGCCTGCGGTCAGGCTGGAGGAAATAGCTGCCCTGACTGTGGTGCAGTGATGGGAGACGCAACGTATCAGGAAACCTTTAATGAAGAAAATATGGATGAATCTCAGGAAAAAGATTCGGAGAAAATGGAAGACGATAAACATCCGCACAAGGAAAACACTGGCAACCATCCGCATCACAATTGCAGTGATGAAACTGGTGAAGCGTCAGCTCCTGTAGCAACTGAAATCATGTGGCCGTCATATTTCGAGCCTGGTCGCTATGAAAACCTCCCGAACGAGGTTTATCACGCCGCCAACGGAATAAGCAGCACGATGCTGAAGGATGCCCGTATCAGTTTGATGTATTACCACGGGCGGCACATTGCCGGAACTATTCCGTGTGAAGAAAGTGATGCATTGCTACGTGGGCGGATCATTCACAGCTATGTTCTGGAAACGGATAAATTCTCTGATGAATATGCCATTCCGGTACCGGTTCCTGAAGATGTGGTTGCCACTTCTCAAGAACTGATCGCCATTATTAAAAAACACAATGCCAGTTTGCCAGCACTGATGACGCCAGAGCAGATAAAAGAGTGGATCGAAAACTACAACAGCACTCTTATTCAGCCACTGTCGGTAAGTGCTGGAGCCGAAGAAACAGGCATTCTTTACGGCTCGCTCCCGGAGGAATTCCGGCGTATTCCAGAAGGAGAAAAACACACTGCATCAGCAATGAAAGCCTGTATTAAAGAATACAACGCAAGCCTCCCCTCTCTACTGAAAACCAGTGGAACACGGGAGCAACTTCTGGAGCAAATTGAAACTGTAGATCCAGAACTGGCAAAAAAAGAACGGGCTAAATCTTTGCCTTACAACATCAGTGGTACAAAAGAGCAATTAACCGAAATCGCCCGGAAAATTCGCCCGGAACTGGTAACACTGGAGGACTGGCAAAAACGCCAGCAAGAAGAAAATGCAGGAAAAACGTTTATCAGTCCAGATATGTATGAACAGGCAAAAAATATTCACGCGGCACTGCAAAACAATACTGACGCGGCAAGACTACTCAACCACCCGGATCGCAAATCTGAAATCAGCTATTTCGGGTTTGATGAAGAAACCGGGCTGGAAATCAGGGTCCGCCCTGATATCGAAATCCGACTGCCATACGAAAGCATCTGCGCCGACGTGAAATCAGTAAGCTTCGGTTATGTGCGGCAAGAACGACTAAAAGATCGCTTACACCGTGAAATTATTGAACGTGATTATCACCTGAGCGCCGCAATGTACTGCGATGTGGCAAACCTGGATAAATTTTTCTGGGTCTTCGTCAATAAGGATGCTGGCTATCACTGGGTGGCAGTTGTGGAAGCTTCGCAGGAACTCCTTGAACTTGGTCGCCAGGAGTATCGCCGGACGCTACGCCAGATAAACGAAGCTCTGGAGACAAACAACTGGCCAGCACCAATTACCGAAAGTTATACCGACGAATTAAACGACTTTGATCTTCGTCGTCTTGAAGCACTGAGCATCTGAGGAAGGACACAATGAACGAATTAACTCAACAAGAAAATATTAACTCTAACGTTGCGGTTTTCAGCCCTCAGTCCCTGGCTGCAATTCAGACATTTTCTCAGGTAATGGCTTCCGGCATGGCTACTGTACCGGAACACCTCCGGGGAAATCCATCAGACTGTATGGCCATCACCATGCAGGCGATGCAGTGGCAAATGAACCCTTACGCAGTAGCTCAGAAAACTTTCGTTGTGAATGGTGTGCTCGGATATGAAGCGCAACTGGTTAATGCCGTAATCAGTACCCGTGGACCGCTAACCGGGCGTATTGAATATGACTGGTTCGGACCGTGGGAAAAAATTATCGGGAAATTTGAAATCAGGAAGAACGATAAAGGGAAAGAATATCGCGTACCTGGATGGAAGCTGGCCGATGAAAACGGGATCGGAGTTCGTGTCCAGGCAACGCTACGTGGAGAGAGCAAACCACGCGTACTTGAGTTACTTCTGGCGCAGGCCAGAACACGTAACTCAACGTTATGGGCCGATGATCCTCGCCAGCAACTTGCCTATCTGGCACTAAAACGCTGGGCACGCCTTTATTGCCCTGAAGTGATTCTTGGAGTGTACACCCGGGACGAACTGGACGAACCACAGGAAAAAATCATTAATCCGGTTCAGGAACATAAAAACACATCCGCCTGCCGTGCGGAACGTGAAACAACAATTATTGAGCAGGATACCGGGGAAAACTGGATCGATGCTTTCCGTGAACGTATTGAGCAAGCACAAAGCACCGAAGAAACAACGGCACTTCGCCAGGAAGTAGAAGCTCATAAAAATACACTTGGTGCTCTCTACACAGAACTTAAAGGAAAAGTGGTTCAACGTCATCACCGTCTTAATGCTATTGCCCGTATTGAGAAGATGATAAATGACCTGCCTTCATCAGGTGATCCAGAAGCAGAACAAAAATTTACGGCTCTGGAAAACACGCTGAATGCTGTACGACCACATTTAGGAGAATTATATGAGGCGTATAAAACGACACTGACAGACCTGAAACCAGAATATATCGGCTCCTGATATTTACCATGGCGGTGTAGCCTCGCCGCCATCGCAAAATTATATATTTATGAGAGAAAAGACAATGCGATATGAAAAAGTTAAGCCATGTCCGTTTTGTGGTTGTCCATCTGTAACAGTGAAAGCCATTTCAGGGTATTACCGGGCAAAATGCAACGGCTGCGAATCCCGAACTGGCTATGGTGGAAGTGAGAAAGAAGCCCTCGAAAGATGGAATAAACGAACCGCTGAAAATATTAATGGAGGCATCTATGTATAAAATTACCGCCACAATTGAAAAGGAAGGTGGTACTCCTACTAACTGGACAAGATATTCAAAATCTAAACTAACGAAATCAGAATGCGAAAAAATGCTCTCAGGGAAAAAAGAAGCAGGCGTTTCCAGAGAGCAAAAAGTAAAACTGATGAATTTTAATTGCGAGAAACTTCAGTCCTGGTAAGTTGCATTGTATTCAAATTAAAACTTCATAGCTGATTATTAATAATCAACGCCGGGCGTCAATTTCTGTCTAATATTGTCGCCCGCCAGAGGTGATGCGATGGCACAAGTGATCTTTAATGAAGAGTGGATGGTTGAATACGGTCTGATGCTTCGTACTGGTCTGGGGGCCAGACAAATTGAAGCATATCGCCAGAACTGTTGGGTGGAAGGCCTCCACTTCAAACGAGTATCTCCTTTAGGTAAGCCAGACAGCAAGCGAGGGATTATCTGGTACAACTATCCGAAGATAAATCAGTTTATCAAAGACTCATAATATGTCTAAATTACCAACAGGTGTCGAGATTCGAGGTAAATACATTCGCATCTGGTTCATGTTTCGAGGGAAACGATGTCGGGAAACATTGAAAGGCTGGGAGGTTACTAACAGTAACATTAAAAAGGCCGGGAGTTTAAGAGCATTGATAGTTCACGAAATAAATTCCGGCGAGTTCGAGTATTTAAGACGTTTTCCCCAGTCCAACACCGGGGCAAAAATGGTGACAACGAGGGTCATAAAAACATTCGGGGAGCTTTGTGATATCTGGACAAAAATTAAAGAGACAGAGTTAACAACAAACACAATGAAGAAAACAAAATCACAATTAAAAACCCTCAGGATAATCATTTGCGAGAGTACCCCAATATCACATATTCGTTATAGCGATATCTTAAGCTACCGAAATGAACTGCTGCATGGGGAAACGCTTTACCTGGATAATCCAAGAGTCAACAAAAAAGGAAGAACCGTGCGCACAGTTGATAACTATATCGCCCTGCTATGTTCGTTGTTACGTTTTGCGTATCAGTCGGGATTTATATCAACCAAACCATTTGAAGGAGTAAAAAAATTACAGCGAAACAGAATAAAGCCTGATCCGTTATCTAAAACAGAATTCAATGCATTAATGGAAAGAGAAAAAGGACAGAGTCAAAACTTGTGGAAATTTGCTGTTTACTCCGGGCTTCGTCACGGGGAACTGGCAGCCCTGGCGTGGGAGGATGTGGATTTCGAGAAGGGAATTGTGAATGTCAGAAGAAACCTGACGATACTTGATATGTTCGGTCCTCCAAAAACAAATGCCGGGATCCGAACGGTAACATTACTGCAGCCTGCTCTTGAAGCACTGAAGGAGCAATACAAACTGACCGGACATTATCGCAAAAGCGAAATCACCTTTTATCATCGGGAGTATGGCAGAACCGAAAAGCAAAAACTGCATTTTGTTTTCATGCCCAGGATGTGTAACGGAAAACAGAAACCTTATTACTCGGTAAGCAGTTTGGGGGCGAGATGGAATGCAGCAGTAAAACGTGCTGGTATTCGCCGCCGTAATCCGTACCATACGCGACATACTTTTGCCTGCTGGCTGTTGACGGCAGGAGCGAACCCGGCATTTATAGCCAGCCAGATGGGGCATGAAACTGCGCAGATGGTGTATGAAATTTACGGTATGTGGATTGATGACATGAACGACGAACAGGTAGCCATGTTGAATGCGCGGTTATCGTAG